CAGACAGTGCTTAGCCAATGCGGAGTCACATCATGGATAGAAAGGTCACGTTCCAAAGGTTACCATCTGTGGGTATTCTTTACCCAAGAAATCAGCGCACGCCAAGTACGGGAAGGACTCGTCGGAGCCTGCCAAATCGTCAACGCCCCAACACGAGAAGTCAACCCCAAGCAAATAGAACTAACAGGCAAGGGCATTGGCAACGGGGTCCGACTACCCTACCCGGCAGGCGCACGCGAAGGACGAAACGTCGCCATCAAAAACGACGAAGACCTGCCGCTCGTTGAATTCACAGAACTTGCCCACAACAGCCGCACATCCCCAACCAAATGGGTCAAAGTCCACAGCCTGTACCGTCCCACCAGCGCCCACAACCCTGCCGCAACATCCAAACCCCTCCTGCCTTCCCCCTTTGTGCTATCGGGGATAGCAGCAACAATCCGACGCAACGGACCCAGAAAAACTGCTGAGAAACCGCACGGCGACCGCTCCGCCACACTGTTCGCCCTAGGCTGCGCCATGTACAGGCAAGGCTTCCGACCAGCAGACATTATGATAGAAGTCACTGAAGCAGACAAGGAATGGGGAGGCAAATACGATAAACGCCCAGATGGACAGCAACGGCTTTGGAACATGGTAGAACATTGCGTCGAATGCGCATGGGACAACGACTACTAGCCCACAACGAGACAGGAACCACAGGTGCATACCCACACACTCACCATTCCCCGGCGCCCAAAGGCCAAGGCGCGACCACGGCACACCAAAAAGGGTGCAGTGTTCACGCCCAAAGCAACGCTGGAGGAAGAGCGAGTCATTCGCACAGCATGGGAAACAACCATCAAGGAAAAGTTTGAGGGACCCGTCGAAATCCATTTGGTGTACACCCCGAAAGAAACAATCATCCACATTATTGAAGCCCCGCACAGTGCAAGCACACTGAAAGGCGACATAGACAACTACGTTAAACTCACCCTTGATGCACTCAACGGTGCCGCATGGGAAGACGACGGACAAGTAGTTCGCATAACGGCGGTAAAGACTGATCTTGCGAAAGAAAATTGGTCATCGCACCAGACAGGAGAGTAGACATGATGCCGTACCGTCGAAGGAGCAGGATAGTTGATAACAGTTGATCTCGAACCGTGGGAATATGAATGGGCATCTCATGTCGGAACCAGACGGTACATAGAAAACTGGGAAAAAAATGACGCCAGTCATTACGACCGAAACCGAATGGAAGACGACCGCACCGCACAGGTCGCTGCCTGTGTGGGTGAACTCGCTGTGGCCCGTATCACAAACCAGTACTGGTCAGGTCATGTATGGCCCGGAAACCGACACTCAGAAAACAAAGGCCGACCCGACGTAGGGCACAACATTGAAGTCAGACGGGTACGCACCAGTTCAAACGGGGCCGTCAGACGCAGGCAACTTGGTAAAGGACTCACCCTGTTTATCGTCCGTCCGACAATGCCCGAACTACGTGCCGTGGAGATGCTAGGATGGATCGACCACGACGAAGCGTGGGAATTGGGTGAGCCTTCTGGGTATGATTCACAGAACACCAGAATCATCAAAGAAGACTATTTGAAATGTGTAACCACATACTGCAACCAAGCAACCATAAAGGAAAAAACGCAATGATTACTTGGAAGCAAGACGGTGAAGAAACAGGAATGGGCTAAAGACGAAGACGAACTACTCCGAGCAGCAACCCAAAGAGGAACCGTCTGGCAGTCCCGTGCATCAACAGACCTAGAACTGCTTATGCAGGAAATCCCCGGCGGCAATACCAACGTGTTGCCATCGCTGGAGGCAACACACAGACTAAAGGAAGTCCTCGCAGACGCCATAGAAGCACTCAACGAAGAAGACCAGTGGATTATAAACTGTCTTCTCATTGAGGGACTGTCGCTGCGAGTCACAGGCCGAGTTCTAGGCATCCCCAAAACGTCGCTGGCTAGACGACGCGACCGCATCAAACGTCAACTGATGCTGACACTAATGGACAGCCTCCATGTGCGACAGTACCTGTCGCGCGACTTCTAAAGATCGTCCTGTGTTATCACTGCCTCCGACAACATCGACATCAGAGAAGCCACCCACTGTGCAAACGCCCACTGTGCCCCGTGGACACCGTCCACGCCCGCATGGAACGCTGCCAAGATAGCCTCCGCTTCATCTGATTCAAAGACGAGCAAAAATCCGAGAGTTGCACCGTCGGCCCACTTGGCATGGGTACCGTCCTCCGTGTCGAACAGGTGCGCTGTCTCACGCAAATGCTGATAGATTTCGGCAGAAATGTCGTTCCCCTGTTCCTTCAGGAACGACTCCCACTTCTCCTCCAAGCGGTCCATTCGGCTACTTTCCTACACGTTGAGTAACCGCTGTCTTGACGACACTGAGGCCCGCGCCAGCAGCAGCCACAATGGCTGCCTTAAGCGACGATGTATCAGTGACCAAGAACACAGCCAAAAACGCTTGCGCTGCTGTCCACAACGCACGCTCTGCCACATCACGATAGTTCATCTACTTCTTCCTTCCCTTTCGGCGCGTCTTACGCGCATAATCGTATGCAATCGCAGACGCCTGATCCCGAGGGTAACCCTTCGCAACCAGTTCACGAATATTCTTGGAAATCGTAGCAGACCCACTGCCACGCTTCAAAGGCATCTCAGTACCGAGGCTTAGGGCGCCTCTTCTTGCCAACCATTAGTCACGCAACGCACGCCGTGCGCCGCTCTTCGACGGCGAACCAACATTGCCAATTCCGCCGCCACGCTTCACAGCAGTGACCAGAACCCGAGCAGCCTTCACCAAACGAGGCTTCTTGCCATCACGCATCACAACCTACTTTCCGAAGGGGCGACCGCCATGATTGGCGTTCCCCAACTTGGCGCTGCGCAGATACGCAGCATCCTTCTTGGCCTTTTTCCACATATCCAAAGCGTTGTCGCTAGACGACGAATCATACAGTTGGTTATCCTGCGACCCGAACGTGTCCTCAAACGACCCGTAACCTTTACCTTTCGGCATACCTATCTCCTTACTGAATAAATAAAGCAGTGAATGTTACTTCACCCACCACGCCGTCAACCTTCAACACACCCTGTGCCCTCTGGAAAGCCTTAACTGCCCTCCCCGTCTTGCGTCCGAAAATACCATCAGCGGGGCCGGGGTCAAAACCCCGGCTCAGTAACGCTTTCTGTACCAGCCTTACGGGTTCACCCCGACTCCGCCGACGGTAAGACAACGGTTGCCGAGCCACCTGCGCTTTGAGGTCTTTGAGGTAACGGGAAATAGCGTCCCAATCAACGCTGGATGGCCTGTGCGGCCCGTCCATCCCGCCTTCCACCCAGTCGCCAAGCCAGTCTCCGGGACACGATGTCTTCTTAAACTGTCTGTGAGTCTTCAACCACAAGCCATCCCCGAAACGCATCTGCGCCTCAGAAATAACTTTCTTGATCGAATCTTTCGTCTGATCGGACGGTTCGAACTCGCCGTAACCCGTGTAACACACGGACACTGAACGGCTATTCCAGTTCTTCGTGGCACCACCCACATGATCCCAGCCACGCCCCTCGTAGATGGTACCCGACTCGTCCACCAACCAGTTGTAGGCGATTGCATTCCAACCCCTAGTTTGGATGTGGTGACGTTCATAGGCGTGGACGGCAGCCACTCCCGCAGGTGGGTTGCGTACACCCCCGTGATGAACCACCACCCCCTTGACGCGCGATGGGCGCAACTGTGTGAATGGCTTCTTCGGGGCTGCTGCACCCCACTGTTCTCTAGAAATATAGTCCATATAGTTATACCCCTCTTGTCCCGACCGTTATCCTAGGATAATTTAGCCGTACCGCTGACCCGGCGCATAGTCAGGACGCGGATCATAAGACTCAAGGGATGACCGTGACGGTGCCTTGATGCCCGCATCGGCGCGACGCTTGTTCTCCTCCCATTGCAAATGCCTCAACCAGCCCTCCTCAGCCTCAGGCGTCTGAACCCTCGCATTGATCCCCAAGAACGTAGACATCACTGACTCCCACAGACGCTGCTGGTAACGCTCCTCGTTCGGCAAAATACGTCGCACACGACCCAACATGGGAATCATGTTCGTAAGGAAATAAACGTGGTGATCCCTCATCTGCCACTCGCCCTCGTCCTTGCGGGCATACCCCACCGCAGCAGCAGCATCCATCAAGAACGGAATGTCCTCAAAAACCCTAGGTGTAGGAATATAGTCACCACGGAACGGGATACCGCTCGCCTTCGTCTTGAACAGTGTCTCAATGGGAACCTTGGCTACAGGCGACACCTGCCACATGAACTGGTCCCACACCCCCTTCAGACCCTCAGGTCCCGTGGGGTCGAAACGGAACAAGTCTTGGAACGGCAAGTCAGGCACCGTGTAAACGGTGCCACCAGAATACTTCCACGGGAGCCTGATCCCAAACGGTTGCACAAACCAGTCAGGAACCACACCCTCCTCCTCGCTGCCAAGTTCAAGGTTTCTCTTCGCAGCCAACAGCCTGTTGTACGACGCAGGCTGAGTCGCAAACTTTTGCATCTGATACGGCAGGTTCTTCCGAGTCCAAGTATAGAACGGAATGACCCTCTGCGCCACGTTGCGTTCCCAAGTAGTCAACTCAGAATAGTCGAACTGGCTGCGGGCGATACGTTCCAACGCCTCATCAGCAGTGGCACCCCAACGCATAGCCTCCACCCCGATACCCAAACGGATAACATCCTCAGCCTGCATGTTCGCAGAACGAACCATGTTGTAATACCAGAAGTTGGACTTCCAGAACGCCACAGGGCGAGTGATCGTCTCAGCAGCCTGCTTCGTACCCACCCACAGATTGTCGGCAGCAGCCTCCCTCAACCCGGCAGCAGGCACACGCACATGGCGGGTAACCATACCGCCACCACGCACACCCTGCTCCATAAGGGTCAAATAGTTTTGCAACTCGTCAGGCCCATACTTGACACCATTGACGGTACGTCCCTTGCCAGAGGCGACAGCCTGACGGACCACATTCATAAACGTCTGGTTTTCCACCTGCGTCTGCGATCCAAACGAAGCGGTCAAATTGGCGCTACGAATAATCGCAGTCGGAGGTATGCCATCCAACCATGCGTTAAACATTGCCCCAAAGACGTTACGTTCCACGAACCCCGGCGTGGCAATCATCCCAGCCTTCATCCAATTCAACATCTTGTCATATCCGCGCAACCACTTGTTAATATCCCGAGGAGAATTCATCTTCTGGAACGCCGACATGGCAGCCAAAACACCCTCATCCAACTCTGCGTTCCCAGACGCCATCTTCCAAGGACCCCAACCCTTCGTGCCGTCCAACATCATGTCACGCCATGCCTCAACCTCCGCAGGAGTCTTAGGGACACCCACGAATTCGTCAGCAAGTATCCCTGTAGCGCCACGCGACAGTTTACTTGCAGCAAGAATTTCGCTGGCCTCACGGGCAGCAGCCTGTGCCTCCAACTCCGCTGCAAACGCCATCTCCTCCAACGTGCCAGCATCCCGCACCAAACTGCCCTCCATGCCCGGAAGAGCCTCGTCGGCGGCCTGACGGGCCGCCTGAGCGCGCTGACGTACAACCTGTGCCTCTGCAAACAGTGTCCTTGCATCGTCGGCAGCGATCTGTACAGCCCCCAGAATCTCAGACTCGTCTGCACCAGACAAGCCCAACGTCACCACTGTCTTGCGTTGCGGACGCGGTAACACCCCTGCCTCTTCCAACAGTTGGGTGGTGCGAGCCTCCACTTCCAAGAGATTCATCGAACGGTCAATCTCGTTGAGAATACCGTCAACCTCTTGAGGTTCTATTTGGCGTACTATGCCGGGGGCGATGAATGCCTCGTGGTCAACGACGGTATCTCCGGCTCTCCAATCTTCAACGTGACGTTCCCAGTTCGATATTTGAGTATCTTGCTGACGGGCAAGATCATATGCTTCTGGAGTCGTTGCATGTACTGGAAGGGTTGCCTGTTGAGATCCCAGCAACTGGTCTGGGAGAAAGTGTCGAACACGGCCCCCCGTTGATGCCATATACTCTGCAACCAGACGGTCATAACTGTCAGCATCCAACGTCTTCGCCAACTCCAACAACTCAGGAATCGACTTGTCAGATGCGGCAATCAACTTGGCCCGCTCAACAATGAGCGGCAACTGCCCCGGGTTAAAGTCACCCGTTGTCATCAGGCGTCCCAACGTCCCAGCCTCTTCCCCGAAGAAGTTAGGCAACCTGTACCACGGCGCCTTAAAATCAATGAAGGCGTCTGGGTTTTTCAAATAGTTGTACAGGATGGATGCTGTGCGGCCATTGCCATCCTCAAACGGATGAATCCGCACGAACTGGCGCACGAACTCCAACGGGTCTGTCTCCTGAAGATCAGACGCCATCAACAACTGCATCTGTCTGGGGATGTCTTCTGCCTTCGACGCTGAACCCCCCGACGCGAAGGTGATAGGGGTGCGACGATAGGTGCGGCCACGAGCCACCGCGCCAAGGTCGGTACCCATTACCCGTGCATGAATACTCTCAATTTCAATCTCTCTCAGCGGAGGGCCACCACGTTGGTGTGTCTGACCCAGCCAGTTGAC